ACTGTTGGCTTCCTGCATGTAGTTTAAAATTTACTGTAACAATGTTGCCACGTCTTGCATAGCGAGCATATGCGTATGCTATCTGGACATTACTATATGCTGTGGTGTTGTTATAGTAGTAGGTAACGTTATCTGTTGATTTGAACGAAGACTGAATATACTTTTTAGTGGTAGCACTTGGGTCACCTATCAAAGTCTCTAGTTGCAGTACCCCGCTTTGAAGAGCTACCTGTGACATAAGCCCCTCGTGGTCTGGGGTAGTAATAGCATTAGACATGCCATTGGGGCCAATACTAGTATAGTAAGAATTCCCAGTAGCATTACCATTAGCATCCTCAATATTACCAATAATAGAAATTCGAGCATTGCCTATGTTTAAAGTACCAGAGCTTTTTGCACCACCATCTAGCTGTGCATGTATAAATGTGTTTATAAATGCAGAACCCGTGATTGTCTTACCAGTAATGTTACCAGCAATAAAGTCACTACCAATAACTAGCTTATTGCCACTAATTGTAACTGTACCATTACCATCAACAGAAATACCAGCAGACGTACCGCCAATACCTTGTGCAAAGATTGACCAGTTATTAGCCGTTTGCGTCTGTACAGTTTTAACTGTTTTATTAGTTGCTGCTAAATCGGATGTGCTTGCTGTATCTGGCTGATATGGACCTATCGTTGGAAAAGCAACAAGCATAGGGTGATTAAGCATGAAGTTATAGGTACCACCTTGTACCTGCACAGCCAATACCATAGTAACGGCCGTGCTAGGGGGCGTAATCCCCTCTAACTTTAATACTTGTTTATCATATGGGCGCGTCATATCAAACCCAACAGCTGGAAAACTAACTCTTGTCCCATTAGCATCCAAAAAATCAGCTTCAAGAGTAATTGCTCCAGGTAATGGGTTGCCTAAAGGACCCGTAAAGAAAAGCGTCCCCATTAATGAGTATTCTTGCCCAGCTATTATATTAACTGGTTTGCTATATACATAGCGCCAATCATTAGCCCCTAATCCAGTTGCATGTATTGCTAAACTATTTGAACCATTATAGCTATCCCACTGGTTACTATTAGCACTTATACCTGTATTGGTTGTCCAGCCATCTAAACTTGTTATTTCACTATTATAAACAAGATTCTTCTGCCCAATATTATTAATTGTTGCTACGCTAGCATTATCTGCTGGTGCAGGAGACCAATCTGTTGCTGTGTTTCCCTGCTCTAATTTGACTTGTGTTATATATACCTCTAAAGTATTACCACTACCATTCCTAAAAAGAACACTCTTAGTACCACTAATGGTGGAACTTGCTGTAAAGGTAAAACTGTACTTTTGATATGTAGAGGTTAAAGCATATTGATGAAAATTATCTGAGGGACCACTTGCTGCAACACCTGGATATATATATACACGCAGAGGACCGCTACCCTTAGCACTAAAAGAAAATGTGTAAGTATTATTAGCAACAAGACTTGTCAAACTATCATAGTGTAAAAAGTTATCATCTGAACCTGCTGTATAAGACGGATAATGCGCAACCCCTGGATAAACAGTCTTATCAACAGACACTCCACTAGACATCTGCCATGATGAAAAGTCTATGGTATTTGGTAACATGTTAGTGCCACCGACTTGTAAATTATTAATCTTGCTACTTGCATCCTTAGCAGTTGTCGTTACCTCAGTTACAGACTGTTTTATTTCATCAGCAGTCTGGTCTATCTCACTGAACTTCTGTGTGGTCGTTGTCTTCAAGTTAGCTAAGTCGCTTGCACTTGCATTATCTGCTGGCGCTGGCGACCAGTCAGTAGCTGTATTGCCTAGCTCTACCTTTATCTTACCTATATATACAACATCACCTGAATTAGAAAGCATAATGCTAAGAGCACTCCCACCATCAGTTGATTGCCTAATGCAGTTAACAGAATACCTTGTTGCACTTGTTGTTAGAGAAAATGAATTTGAGTTATTAAAAACACCTATCCTCATTCCAGTTCCAGTAGTTGGACTATACGCTGTAAAAGATATAACATAAGGTTGCCCTACCGCCATATTAAGAGAGCTACCAGCACCATATATTCTCTGTAATCCAGTACCAAGACTAGTTATCTTTGCAAATGTTCCTGTGTTGTCTATGGATGCACCATCAGATGTCCAAGTTGTTGGTGATCTCCTAAAATCACTATCAATTTGTAAGTTTGTAGAACCAACTTGCAAATTGTCAATCTTATCGTTAGCATTGTTTGCTGTTGTTGTTACATCTGTTACTGACTGTTTTATTTCATCGGCTGTCTGAGTTATGTCACTGAATTTCTGAGTGGTTGTTGTCTTGAATCCATTAAGGTCACTCTGTGCAGCATTAGCTGCACTACTTGCAGTATCTGCTGTCGCTTGCGCTGCGCTTGCAGCACTAGCCGCAGCACTGGCTGCATTCTTTGCTACATCTGCAATTGCGTTAAGTAAACTTGTCCTTGCGTTATAATAGGTAGAAAATGTTGATTTATAGCTATCTCGGTTAACAGAAGTGCTGGTTGTCATATCTGCTAGTATTGGGTTAACAAGCGTTTCTACCGCTGTCTCTGCGTTAGCATAGCTAGTAGAACTTACAGAATATTTAGTCGCTTGCGCTAAGTCAATAGACTTATTTGACTTAATGGTAGCGTACTCTTTTGCAAGAGTCTGCTTTTCTATAGGACTTATGTTTCCGTCATCAGTTAAGGTGTCTAATGATTTTTGAGTCGCACTTGCAGCAGATGCGGCTGCACTTGCGGCACTAGCTGCACTTGCAGCGCTATCTTTGGCTGCATTAGCAGTCGCTTGAGCTGTGGATGCTGCACTAGCTGCACTTGCAGCGCTATTTTTAGCTGCATTAGCTGAACTTTGTGCTGTGCTTGCCGCTGCACTTGCGTTGTTTGCTGTTGTGGTTACTTCGCCTACCTTTGTTGAAATACCATCAACGGTAACTGCAAAGTTAGCATATTTATTTGTAATAACTTCATTAGCCGTATTGCTAGCATTACTAAGAGCCTGCTTAGCTGAACTTACTTGTGAATCAATCTTACCCTTAACAGCTTGTAAAAAAGTGTCTCTGCTAGTGTAATAAGCAGTTAGTTTTGCCCTATAGCTATCAATGTCAACACTAGAACCCTCTGCCTGACCCAATAGGCCATTAATATCATCTTTTAACTGCCCATAGTAGTTGTTAAGTGCTGATATATCAACTCCATACTGGGTTGCTAGGGAGTTATCACTGCTGTGGTCACTAGAAATATCTGTAAGAATACCGTTTAGTGCACCAATATCAGTTGATACAAGGTTTCCATTTGCAAACATGCTATCAATATTGTCTACATTGGTCTTTTTCTTGTTGCCATTTGCATTAATACTTGCACTAACATTTGCCTGTTCATCAGTAAGCGACTTTAATAATTGGTTAGCACTATCAACATTGCCCTTAGCATCTACATATGAGGGTGACCATACGCTAGGCGCATTACCTGCAATAAACAGTGTATTGAAATTATAGTTGTCTGTACTTACTTTTGCATAACTAGCATTTGTAGGGGCTGTTCCATTATTAGTAACATCACCTGTTCCTGTTTGCTCTGTGCCACTAATAAAGCTCTTATTACTATCATACCACATTACACTTAGCTTTATTGTTCCAGTAGCTCCATAAACCTTTGCAGAGTATGCTGTTCCTGCGGTTACAGCTACATAGTCACTAATAATACCATTGGTAGATGCAGAACTACTACCATTGTTACCATTCATATACTGGCCTTTAGTGGCAGTCTTTAAAACAAATTGATTAGTCTGCCCTAAACCCGTGCCAGATAGAGAGTCGTTAACAATACCAGTAACATCTGTTTCTGATACTCCACCTGATATTTGATTAGCCATCACGTTTAACTGGCCTTGCATAACCGATAGAGAGTCACTATGCTTTTGAATATTCTCAGCACTTAATGCAATCTTAGTACTAGTTTCTTTAATGGCTGTGGCTTGGTGGTCAATGTCTTGTCCATACTCTGCTAAAGTCTGAATGTTTTTATCAGCAACCTGCTTTAACACAACTGCTTCTTGTTTAAAGTAAGCTTTTATTTTATTTGCTAAGGTTTCGCCATCAATTGCAATTGTTGAATTATCTGCAAAAATCTTATTTGTTTGTATATAGGTATTAAGGTCATTGTAAGCCCCATCAAGTGTACTATGGTCTACCTTTACTGCATCAGCACTAGATACATCATTAGGGTACTGATTCTGTATCTGTGTCCACACATGTCCAAGAGTGGCCTTATCTGCCCCTGTAAGATAGTCTTCACTAGCTGCTTGTGAAACTTGCGTAAGCGCATTCCCTGCATCTCCTGCGGCTTGTACAGCCTTATCATAGCCGTCTTGTGCTAACTTTCTTAATGCTGCAACTATTGCTGTGTTGACATTGTAGGAAGCATTATAGTAATTTGAAAAGTTTCTATCCCACTCTGTAGGATCAACAACTGTATCACCACTAGCTACTAATATGGGTGTTAAGTAACTTTTTAAGGTTGTATAGGCGGCGTCTAATGAGGTGTGGTCAACACCATTTGCTTCTGCCTGCGCTATTGTTGCTGGGTACTCAGTTTGTATTTGAAGCCAAATAGTTCTTGTTGCCTTTTTATCTGCACCGGAAATTACACCGTCACTTGCCATGTTGTCAATAGTCTTTTGAACATCTGTATAGCTATCGTGCAAAGCTTTTAAACTATCATCATATGGCTTTAATTGATCATTAATAGCCGCTGGCAATTCATCTGTACTTACCTTTGTAGCAATCTCATGAGAATTAATCTCTATCTGAGCTTTATTTTCCTTGAGTCCATCCTTAGTTTCATCAATTGATTCCCATACTTTTGACAAATCTACATCTGGTGTAAACTTAGTCCCATCTAGGTTATAGATACCATCTGGCCGTATAACTAATCCAGAACTTTGTGACCTAACAGTCACATAGCCATTTTCATCAATTAAAAGCTCACTTGACTTAGACCCAGAATTGAATATCTTAGAGTCTTCCTGTCGGCGTAATCTAATCTTACCATCAGGTGTCATTTCAAAGTAAGTACGCCAGTCTTGATCGTCTTGCATCATAGAAACACGATAATCACCATCCTGCCCTATGTAAACATAGTAAGCATGATTATCTTTAGTTCCATCTTTATTAATGTTGCCACGATGTCCATAGATAACCTCTGGTGCATTCTGAACTAGAGAGTTTCTATCTTGGCCAAGACCATCCTTATTTCCAGGAATATCTTGTGCACTTATAGGAGACTGCCCATCATCGGTGCTATGGGAAACATTAGGAATATCTGGACGAACCAACATAAAGGTGTTTCCTGAAAACTTTAATGTTAAGTTTCCCCTACCGTCATGAATGTTATAACCCTGATCTGGGTAAACAACTGTCATTCTGTTAGCATCAGCATAAGTTGTAAAATCAGCAGGCTCATAATGCTCTGCTATTTGGTTGGTTAATTCAGTAGCTATTTTTGTGTCTGGATACCTAGAAATAACAATTGGCTTAGCTGCATCAGACTCAAGAAGACCAATTAAAACAATGTCACCAACATGAACTGGGTTAATGACCCCATAAGAACGACCAAAGCCATTCCTACCAGCAAAATCACTAGGTAGAAGCGCCTGATTTGTTCCCCTTGTTGATGGACGACTTGTACTATTAGTTGTGATAGGAACAAATACAACATAGTTTTCTTTATAATTAATATCAGTTACCCTTGCAATTAGTAAGGTTGAAACAATGCTATCGCTAGAAGAAACCAGCTTTGATCCTAAGCTTGATTGTATTCTTGATGATTTACCTTTTAATTCCACTTCAACTATCCCTTCAATCTATAAGCAGCGCCATCATGCACACCGCCCATATCGCTTAAGCTAACTATTGCGCATCCACCAGATGGGTCCCAAGACGCATTATTATTGCCTCCGCCGTTCCATCCCATAAGTTTGTTTGAACCAACGTAGAACATAACATGTCCACAATTATATAGAAATACAATATCTCCTATCTTCATACCATCTAAGGAACTTCTTGATACATTTATAACATCAAACATTCCAGAGTCTCTAATAGCCCACGTTGTATTTCCAGTAGTAACCCCAACTTTCTTAAAGCACCAGTAAATAAAGGATGAACAATCAAGTATTATTTTACCATTATTAATGTCATTTGTAAGTGGGTTAGTTGATCCACGTTCCCCATAACCGCCAAGAGCATATACTTCTGACTTACTTGTATACCTTGTCTTTTCAAAGGTGGCACCAAATTTAGCTGCCTTAACTGCTGATTCTGGACCAGCAGCACCTGAAAATGCCCCAGAGCCATCAGAGCTGTCATCTCCACTACTTGATCCGTCAATGGCAAGATAGTTTACAGGCGCTTCACCCATATAGCCACCTTTATAATCTATTCCGGTACCCCACATGTATGTAGCTGTGAATCTAGGATCACTTTGTCCATCTTGGTATTTAAGGCCCCTTGTAACACCTATCTCTGTTTGAAAACCCTCTGTAAAGGAGAAGGTGTGCGATACGGACTCAATGTAATATCTAATGTGGTCGTATGCATCATTTAAAATAGTTCCAATTCTTATGTCAGGATCGCCAAGAATGGTAATAGTGCCAGATAAAAAGTTTACATTATTTGCATACCAGTTATAAAGCGTAGTCTGAAAGAAATCAGTGTCTAGCAAATCACCAGTTGACTTTTCACCGGTTTCATCCTTGTCATATGATTTAACTGCTGTATCATATGCCTTCTTATCTATTTTACCACTTTCTGATGCATTATAGATAGCGGTAAGTTCCTCATCAGAAACATTCTTAAAATATGGCTTTGACTTGGTAATAAAATCCGACAAGTTATTTGATCCCTTGATGAACTTTGAAACCCCTGCATAGCTAAGCTTATGCGTACCTGTATTTGCCTGACCCCCGCCTTGGTCTGTGTTCATAATATCATTATAAACAGCTTCGGTCAGATTATAAGCATTGCTAATATACGCGTTAACTAACCTGCTTGCTTGGAACATTGAAATATTATTAGACTTGTTTGCAAGCTCCTGTGAGTAAGTCAAGGGCTTCTGTGTCAAATTAGTCTTGCTAGTAACTGTGCTTAAAAAACCAACAGTCTTTGCATAATCGTACATAGTTCCTTTTTCATTATTGGTACTTTTGGCTTTTTTAATATCACCGCCATTAATACTATAGTCTTTGTCATCAGCACCTGTTACATATAGATCAGAAACCTCCATTTTAGCATATCCATAAACCTTTATTAGATCTAAGTTTGTCTTTGGAAAGCTACCAAATGCTAATGAGTCAACACCTATAGATAAAAGGCCACTAGCAGGATTATCAACGAAAACAGAATACTGTTCCCTAGCAGATCTGCTAACTTGCTTAGTAATAATGGCATCGTTACCTATTGTTACTTGCTGTAAGTTATACCAATCTTCTGGGTTAAATGGTGTACGCCTTACTGTAAACTTTGAAATGCCATCTGAGGTTGAATCAAAGAACATCTCGTTAAATGGCTGTCGTTGCGCTGCTTGCATCAACTCATACAAAGTACCAGAAAAGTTAACGAAATTTGAACTGTCTTTTAGCTTCTCATACGTATCCCAAGAAGTCATGTTACTATAATCAAGAAAGCTCCATATAGTGTAGCCATTATTGTCATAATTCAAAATAATATATGGTTTAAATCGCTCAATAAGAGCACTCTCAATACCTGCTACGTTATTGTCATAAAAAGCAACACCGCCATTTGGACTAGCAGCTTTTTCAGCAGCAATAGCAGCATCTGTTGTAGTACCATCACCATCATCACTTGACCCTGATGATGTGCTTGAACTTCCAGACGTTGACCCTGATGTTGAACTACTCTGCCCCGTTATTTGCTTATACCATGTATTAAGACCTGCTGCATATTGACCTACATCTGCTTCAAAATAATGTGCAGCCTTCAACCCTTTAGCAAAATCATAAACAGTTTTAGCACTAGATAAGGCATTACCTGTACTCTTGTCATCCTTAGCTAAAGTGTTACTCATAGCTAGCGCCCAGTATGCCTTACTCTTAAAATGTGCATAAGCACCACCTGCACCATCAGTTGCGTTAGACCCTGATGTTGCTCCTTCTTGATTGGCATACTTTATTCCTGAGAAGTTATTATCGTTCTTAGCAGCATAGGAGTTACCGTCAAGACTACCTACTTCAACACCAACTTGAGCAAGAATAAACTCCCATTTAATGCCAGTCTTACTACCTATCTGCTTGCACAATGCCTTTAATTGTTCAGATGTTGATCCAGACCCTGCATCAAAGTCCCCTACACTTGCTCCAGAACCGCCAGAATCGTCAGAGTCGCCACTACCGGTATAAGCATCAGGCGAAATGGAACTATCCCATAACCAGCCCATACCAGATAATTGCTGCTCAACTTCTGAAATCATACCAATACGAAACTGAGAAAACACCTTAGAAAAGCTTTGCCCTGTTACTTGCACCATTTCTGAATCTGAAGAATATTCACCATCAATAGCTACTTCGGATACAATTCCGGTCATAATGTTGTTGTTAACAGTAGCTGTTACACCTTTATTTAACAAATCTTCATTGCTATCAATCCTGATTACAATAACATCATTCTCGCTAATAACATTATCCCATCGAACACCATTGTTTCTTCTTAAAGGAAGGACAACGGAAAAGGTTGCAGAATCATCAGACATGTTATTTGTTGTTTTAAAAGATATAATGTCAGAGTTAAAAGCGTTTTGATCTGCATTAGCCTGTGTCGCGTTATTCTCCCCAGCATTTGACACCTTAAAAACAGAGTGTTCCGTATGTATGTATAGTGTAATAACTGGTAGCCTTAGCCTACCAAATCTTGCTTGATCTGCCATAATATCTTCCTTACCCGTGTACTATTTGTTTTCTATAATTGTCTGTAGCATCATTAAGAGCCGACTTAATCTTCTCTTGAAGATTACTTAGTGTATTGTTGTCAACCTGCCCATTAACATTTACTGTAACATTAGGGCTGTAACTACCACCTGAGTTAACCACATAGTTGCTAGGGGTCTTAGCTCTAACCCCTGTCATGTTGGCAATATCATTAACAACACGTTGTGTACTGTTTTGCTTAGCTGGATCACCAGGAACAACAAACTCTGGCTTATTTAGCTCATCTATTTCAGTGTGCCCTTTAACAAGGCCGCCAAAAGCGCGGTGGCTCCTACTACTGCTCTTTACTGATTTATTTTTAGCACCACTATTTTTTCCATTACCAGCAAGAAGTGACTGTTGTTCCTTAGTGTACTTTAATCTATTGTCAACAATCTTTTTTTCCTTATCTAGTAAGGAGTTTTGCTGCTTATATGAAAGATACTTTTGTGTAGATGAATAGCTAGACTTTGAAGAGCTAGATTTTGAAGAGCTAGATTTTGAAGAGCTAGAACTAGACTTTTTGCTACTAGTTTTCTTACTGCTACTCTTTTTACCGTTTTTGTCATACCCATACATGGCAGTAAGCTTATTAGTCTCGCTTTTAGATAGTTTCTTTGAATCGGGTATACTACCTTGTAATCCTAATGCACCTAATCCTATCTTTGATAAAAGGCTACCAGTAGTCAAAAACTTACTTATTCCACCAGTCATCTTTGAAAATATACTTGTACCTTTTGCTCCACTTTTGGCAGCAGATTTTCCAACTCCAAACAAGCTTTTAGCACCACCGACAATCTTGGAGAACAATCCAGTACTTTTAGTAGCTGCTCCAGCACCTTCAGCTACCTTACTACCACCAGAAAATAAGTTCTTAATGCCTGAGAATAAACCAGACCCACCTTTAGCTCCCTCACCAAAAGATTTACCCGTAAGTTTGCTAATAACTGATTTAATTCCGGCGCTACCAATGCCGTTAATTGCAACTTTCCCTAAGCCACCAAATGCTGTAAGAGCTAGACCGCCAAGCATGGTGCTTTCAATCCCATTAGTTATCTGTTCAAACCAGTTGTTACTTTGCTGAAACTTGGATTGATTCTTTTCCTTACGAGAGTCTTTTTGATTAATGGTACTCTGATCACTCTTATCATAGGTTTTGTTTTTGTTTTTCTCTCTAGCTTTCTTGTCAGCTTCTTGCGCACGCTTTTGCAATTGCTTATCGCTAAGCTTACCATCTGCAATCCCACTAGCCAAATCCTTTGCTGCTTGCGGTGCCATATTAGGAAAAAGCTTCTGCAATGAGACTGCGGTTCTTGCTAACCCATTCGGACCTGATTGTGCCTGCCTTTGAAACATCTTTCTAGCAGCAGTAATGTTGTTAACATCGCTAAGACCCTTTGCTGATTGAATTTCTGCATTAAGATAACCCTGTACACCACCCTGACCATTTGATCGCATAATAGTATATAGTAATCCACTATTATTACCAGTAGAAGCAGCGGTGTAGGCACTATTCATAGTCTGCTCAGCAGCTGCTCCTGCATTTCCTTTCCACCCATTGCCAAGACCAGACAGGGTTGATTGGTTATTAGCAAGGTTCTTAACACCTTGATTAGATACATTTGTGCTTGTGCTAATTTGGTTTAAAAGTGTCGTTAATGTTTGAGTGCTTTGCTCATAGTTACCAGATTGTCCTGACATAGCATTAGCAGCTAAAACGGTAGAAACGATGTTCTTAATTCCCGTCTTACTTGTGTCACCACCAGCACCTGCAACAGAGGTTACTAAGTTCTTATAAGTGTCCTCACTAAGGTTGCTCTTTCGACCCTCAGCCATTACACCAGCAACATCTTTGTTTGCTTCTGTCATCGACATTGCTTTACCTGGGCGTCTAATAACTTGAGAGTAAAAGTCTAAAGCGTCTTGGGTTTTATATCCATACTGAGACCCCAACTTTTGAGCTTGACTTCTTACTTGATAATCAGTACCCCCGCCAGTTAAGTAACCAATTTGAATAGCCTGCTGACCTGTTTGCTGATTAATTGATCGGCCTTCTTGATAGTAATTACCAACAGCCTGAGTAACTCCGCCCATTGTATGAGACCCAATAACATACCCTCTTTGCCTAAGATTGTAGCTCAAGCTGTTACGCTCTGGGTCAACTTTAACTCCCTGCAAAGATGTATCAAACTTGCCTATACTCTTGGTTGCTTGATCTATCTTTTTAATAAAGTCACGTTGAGCCTTTATCTCCTGATTGTTTTCCCTTAACTTCTCATTATAGTAAACACGTTCATCCTTACTTGTAGCATTATCCCTGCTCTTTGCAAGAAGTCCCCGTGTCTTCATCATCTCATCTAAGTTTTTGCGTTGGTTACTGCTGTCATTACTAGCACTACCCAATATCTTTCTGTTAGCTTGATAATCACGATATTGAGTATCCGTCATATGATTTCTTGATAAGGATTTGCTAACAATATTACTCTGGCTCTTTAAAACATCGCTAAGGCTTTTAATGTTGCTATTAAGGGAATCCATATTGTTACTATAGCTAGAGTTGATGCCAGATGTGTTGTACTCTCTGTGGTAAGCCTGCTGACTATTACCAGTAATATACCGTGCACGGTCACTCATTTTTCCCACAATTGAATAAGCCTGCTTTAACTGGTCAGTTACCTTACTCCACTCGTTAAAAGCATCTTGAGCCGCGCCTTTACTAGCACTACCAGTTTTCTTAAACTGGTTTTCTGCTTCCTTGGCCTTTCGTATAGCATCATCATTTTTTGCTTGTAAATTAAAATTTATCTGTCTATCTGGCATCTAACTTCACCCTTTAGTATTAAGACCAGCAAGGGCCTTCTTAGTGTTTTCCTTAGCAAGTTCAAATAATCGTTGTTGCTCCTTTGAACTTTCTTTCTCAATTTCTTCTGAGTTTTTGCTGCTAAGAGAATCCTTTAACTCCTGATTCTGCCTGTACTCATCAAGCTTCTTAGGATCATTAGCAATCTTTCTAACATAGTCACTCTGTGCTTTAATTGCAGCTTTTATAGAAGGTGTGTCATCCTTATGATCCTTAACTGCTTGAAGCTTACTCTTTAACTTTTCACTAGTTGCTTTATCCATAATATCATCAAGTTGCTTCTTTAAATCCTCATCAGATTGCTTATCACCAGCGAATAGGTCATTGTTTTCTGGGTCATTCCACCATGACTCATCAGAGTCATAATATTGCTTAGAATTATCGTAGTCAATTTCCATACCTTTTTGAGCGGCTTTGTATGCACGGTTTTCCTCGTCTGCATCCATTCTCATTTCCCACAAAACAAAATCAATTTGGTTATTGTCTAAAGGTAGCATATTTATACCGCCTGATTCCGTTACCTGTGCTGGGATAGAACTGAATTTCTTCATTATAGCCCATAAGTTTCGACTATAATTCATAGAAGCTAACTGCCTAATACCTCCAGCTTTTTTTATCCTAGTAGCGAAATCGACCTGCAAACTCATCAAAATCTAGGTATATTTGATAGAGCCAATCAAAAGTTACTGGATAAATGTTGTCAGGGTCTTTAAACATATCTGGAACCTTCTTGCCGCAAACTTGAAGTAAGGCAATTGCATAATAGCATCCTCTTGTATAGTCATCCCATGTTGAAGCCGTACCTACTAAGTATTGCTGAACCTTGGCCAAAATAGCCCCCTGCTCCATTGCATTTGGCATTTTTATAGCTACATCAAAGGATACCCCCTCCTCCTTGTAGTTATAGGAATGAGTAAATAGATCATTCTGACCCTTAACAATGACATCTACTAGCTTATTCTTTTCATCAAGATCCTTGCCTACTAAAACCGTTTTTTCTTCTGGACTAAGGTTATCGCCTTTTTCTTGCCTGTCCTTAATAGATTTAGTTTGAATATCTGTATAGTTATCAGTATCAACCATCTTTTCTTCCTCTGGCTGATGCTCTTTAAGAATTTTCTTGTCTTCTAAAGATAATGAACTAAACCCTTTGCTGTTAAGTAATGCTACAACTTCATCATATGTTTTTGCCAATTTTATCACCTTTTGTTTTAGTTATTATTGTTAATAAGTCATTCCAGTAAATCCTTGATCCATCCGCAACTGCCATAAAGGGCCTATCAAGCTCATTGACGCCCCTTTGAGGAACTACGGTTACCCGGTCATAGCCCATAAAGTGTAGTAGTCGTCTTATATACTCAACTTTACTCTCCACGGTAAGCAAGGAAAAAGTAGGCATAAATACTAAGGAATTCAAAATGTACTCTCTGCTTGCATTCATACATAATCTAGAAAACAGCCCCGTTTTATCACTAAATACAACTCTGAAATCACTTTTATACCTATAGATATTCCTTATTTTCCGATAAAATGGGTTGTCACCGTCAGCATAGCTTCTAACTATGTAACCAATACTAGAATTTCTTACCTTCCTAGCGGTTTGACTACTAATATGGTATCTATTACTAAGTTTTGAAATGCTTCTATTACTATTTTTCAAATCAATAGATTCTCCATAGCTTAATTTCATGAATTTTCCTCCTTTCCTAATTATATCACAATTTTGCATAAAAAAAGGAGGCATTAGCCTCCTTAATATATTACTAGGATTCAACCGTACTTGCTTTAAGAAACATCATATTAAGTGTTTCTGTTACAATTTCATTGGCTCTAGTAGACATGCTATAGCTACTACCTGTGCAACCAAGGTAAGCAGCAACAACCCGACCACTATTAACATAATCTTTAATTACAACATTGACAGTACCAGTCGTTAAAATATCTGCGCCCAATCCTGCAAGGCCTAAATCTGCTAATGACTTCTTGCTAAGCATCGCTCGTTCAAGAGTAAGTGTGCCTTCATACCTAAGGTATACATGCTCTTGTGGGAAAATATCGCCGATCTCGTAAACACCTTGTGTGCCGTATTGGATTTCAGAAGAAGCGTTAGACGCTCTACCAATGCGAACACCATCAAAGGTGATCTCAATCATGTTAGCAGAGACAGTTTCCTGACCAACACCGCCACCACGTGTTTTAGTTCCTAAATATGCCATCTATATCCTGCTTTCTAACTTATTGAAATTAAGCTGTAATTGTTTCTGGGTTGTAAATAATATCTACATTAATTTTTCTAAGAACTAAGGAAGGAACAACCGCAATAGATACTGTAGCTTTACTACCCTGAGTTACAACTGTAATATCTGACTCATCAAAATCCATAATGACACCAAGAGACTTCTCAGTTGTTAAGAACGCAATAATTGCAGCTTTAATTTCCTTAGCTGCCCCTGTAGTAATCATAGTCCCCAAGAAGGTGTCATAAAGCATAGTACGCAGATCAACAGTTAAGAAGTCGGAAGCTTCACCTGCACTCATAAGACCAAGGGTTGGGTCATCAATACTACCTATGGTAGTAACATCATCCGTTGCCCTAAATACAAGAGCATTACGATTACGCACATACTGAATTGCTACAATTCCTTGAGTATCCAAAACATCAAGCTGCTCAGACGTAAACTTCTGGTCAATGCTTACAAGATCCAAAGGATAACGATAAATGGACATGCCAACTGGAATACCACTTGCAATCCCACCAAGCATTGCTGCAACCATATAGGCCGGAAGTTGCTTAGTAGTGCCATCATTCATAAGCCTAGAACCAGAAGTTGCCATAAACATAGCACGCTCTGATCTAAGTGCAGATACTCGCGATTGAGTTTGCTGAGCACTTTCATTAATGCCACCACCAAGAATAACCCGTGTAGGATTACTTTCTTGGGAGCGTTCCTTTGCCCATGCAATAGCCTCAGCCTGAATAGCAGGACTATCTGTTAATGGCACAACGTAAAACCCATCACCATCTTGTAAGGTATCAAAGTATGGAGACCATGTTTGAGGAACTTCACCATCTGTACCACCTGCTAACTGAGTAAGTGGAAAAGCAACAGGCTCTCCCTTAGATGGGTCATATGAAACTTCAATTTCTGAATCTGCAACATTAACAGTATTAAGAAGATCGCCACCAATAGTAGTGATATAAGTGTCCGTGTCAGATTTTAATTGTGTTTCAGCAAGAGCATCAAAATACTTCGTTTCAACGCCAATCTTGTTGCCACTTGGGAAGTACTCTGCTTCAAAGCCACTAATACCATTAATGTCGTTTACAAGTTGATAAGTACTGGAGTAAAGTCCAGTACCAAGAGTAAAACTAGCTGCTTCAACAGCAGTTCCTTGGTCATTGCCAGCTTTTAAAGTAAGCTTAGTAGCTTGTCCAAGAGAACCGGAGCCACCTTCAACAGTTACAGAAGCATACTTCATTGCACCTGTATACTTAATTCCAAAGATATTACCAATACCAGTATAAGTTGAATTATAACGATCTGGCTGGTAAACAACCTGAAAATCTTTTGCACCTGTAATTGGATTATCCGTCAAGGCTACCTGAACCTGATTAGCAGATGCCGCATAGTCTTTTGACGTTACTGTTAGCCCTGCATTCGTGTAAGTTGACTGTGTTGGGTTTCCTACCCTAAGCGCAATAATTGGACCCGAAGAAATAGAGCCGTCAGAGGGATTAAATGCAAGCTCAATTGCATCTAACAAGTCCCCACCAACAAAGGTTTCCTTTGCTGTTGCATAGTTCTGTATTTGAACAGGAACGTTAGGCGTACCACCTTGCGCTGTTCCTAAGAGAACAAGCGTTTTATCTGAACCAGATGCAGACCCCGTAATAGCGTCTGTGTTACTTTTAATTCTTACGTCTGGGCGCGGAGAATTATTCATTGGAAAAACAGATACTGCCATTTTTTATCCTACTTTCTATTTTATTCCTAAGTATTTTTTTAAATGTGGAATATAGGATTTCATATCCGGTACCACATACATTCCCTTAGTCTTCATTAAGCTAATGAATCCTGCTTTCTGCATCCTACTTAAGTGGTAGATAGACGCAACAGAATTTACAAAAGACTCTACATTGACAAATTGAGGAACTTTTGCAGTCTCTTTACTAGTTTTCTCCATACTTATTCCTATCCTTTAATATAATTTCTTTAAATCTTTCAGAAGAATCCATAGATACACTGTACGTGTTCTGGTAAGTTATGACAGTAGGAAAAGCATATACAGGTCGAGCTAGCTTCATGTCAAGGAGCTGCTCTCCTTGAGACTCTATGTTTGCTAGTTGATAGTAATTGTTTTCTCTAAAGCTCTTTCTCATAATTAAAAGAACATATTTTAAAATTGAGTCTAAGCACCTTGCTGTATCTACATTGTTTGAAATAGCCTGAACCATAACTTTTTCTGTAAATACTGCACCTACATCAACACCACCATAGTTGCTTTTATAGCCTTCGTCTGCCACATGATAAGTAACTGTAAAGGTTTCCCCTAAGTAATCGGCTGCTTCATCTGTAAGGTTAACCCGTTTAACGTCTGGGTCATCTCGCTCTCTATCAACAAATGTATCTGATGCAACTTCTGATATTGAAACAAGATCATCTATTGGTTGTGTTAGCTCAAAATAGTAGCCATCATCATCTTTTAAAACTACACAGGAATCTACTTGAGAGTTTTCTTTAACTGCTGGCTTACTATCATTATGCTCACCAACTACACTTCCAATTGAATCGGTAGACTCCTTACCAGATCCTCGCATAATAACATACCTAGCATCCAAGCTTTCCTTCTGAGTTGGAAAAGCATAGGAGAACTCTATTTTTTGTTTATTGTCACCAGAGAATGCTTTTATAAAAGTATCCTCAACTGATGTATCACCACCAATTTCGGTGTTTCCTATCGCTTCACGGATAATATAGCTTTCGTCATCTGTTCCAATTGTACTTATCACTTTATTGATATAATACTTAATGGTATCATATACATACATGTCTGCCTTTGGTATCACTAAGCTCCCACCACCTGTCTAATAACGTCTTCTATGCTATCAATAATGGCGTCTGTCTTCTGATCGTTTAACCGATTTCTACCAATGATCCAGCTATCAATTGGAGATTTAGCCGATACTGTTCGGAAAGCTATATAATTTGTACGTCCTAAGTTGTCCTTCATTTTTGTTAAGTTTCCAGACTTCTTAGTAACTACTGGCAAACCTATTTGGCTACGCTGTGATACTAAGCTATCTATGTATTGAGTAGAAAAGTTCAAGGCTCCAGAAAATGCTTTCTCTACATTTGCCTGTAACTGACTGCTCATGCTACTAGTTTGTCTTGCAATTGGTACAATCAAATACCATGAGCCTTCCTTTGTGTACTGGACTTTACTACTGTGTTCAAATGCAGGCTTCATATCATACATGGGATTATTATTAACAGGAACATAAATAGAAAAAGTGTTCCCAGATTGCTTGTGCTTAACCCCAACTGAATCTGCTACCGTACTAGCAGCTAAAAAAGCAGCAGCTACCATCTTTTCGGTTAGTTTTTCACTAGTTATCTGAATATCTTTTACAACGTTAAAGTCATCCGCCATTAAAACCCAAATCCTTTATCAGTGTCCTTATTAGCAGACCTAGAAATGATGTCCATCTGGCTAACAACGGGCTTAGTGCTTTCTTCACCATTTCCTGTGTTTACCATAGGAATATTATTGTGGAATACTTCTTCACGTTTCAACAGAAGTTTTCTTGGAAGCTCAGTATATCGCTCACTTGTATTATTACGCTTAGTATATTGATACCTAAGTTCTTTAAGTACATTTACTACAATATATCTAAGCGTGACACTTAGAATTAAAGACAGATTGTACCCTATCAAACTACTATTTGGAATAATCTTATCGTGCTCCCTATCAAAAGTGTACTCAGATCCTTCCATAGCCTGCTGTAGGATGCCATCTTTCATATAACTAGCAAATATAATGGAATGTACATCATATGGAATCTGATGACCATCCGCTACTCTATCATCTGTTACATTAAACATGTATTGCTGTCTAACTTGGGCATCAGGTACTGTTATTCTATCCCATGCACTAACCTTACTATTTCGACCTACTGTACCTATAGCACTTCCTGAATCAAAATAACCTGCTTGGTATTGAGCATAACCTTTATCATTCTCCTGTATAGCCACTAAAGTATCCTTAGCAGGTAAATAACCTCGTCCTTCCCCATGACAGATAGGGCACTTTGGGTTTGGTGCCAATGTTTTAGGGTTAACACAGGGACAAATAAATGATTGCTCCCAGCTAGTCTTAAGACCAACTTTATTAACAAAAGCATCAAGGTGTTGTAAATCAAACTCTGATGGATCGTCTATCCCACTTATAGTTGGCTGAGAGTTATCAATATCAGTGCTTTCCAACCTTTTAGTAAGATTATTAGTTACTTTGTCAACACCGTTAACTTTTTTGTCAGAGGTGTTATTGTTGCTTATCCATACTGGAGTTACTGGTGAAATATCACTCATTATGTATCACCTCTAAAGCTCTGTAAATTGTGGCTGAAATTTAGCTCTAAGCGCATCAAGTAAGTCACTAATATCTTGGTCAATAATATCAATATCCGCCCTAGAACCAGTATACATAGCACTTTGTGTTGTTTCTATTGATTCACTTATACCATCAATAGAGAATGATCTACCAGCAATACCAGCGCCAATGATTAAACGACCCCATTGCTGTAAAGCTTCCTTCATTGCATACTTAATAACAAGTTGCCTAAGCTCTGCTGGGAATTCAAAATCCTGAGTAACCGCATATCGCTTGGGGGGTAGAAATCCTGCTACATAGTCAATATCAAAGGCTTGCGGAGCATAGTTTCCACTGGCTCCATTAAAGGCGAATGAGTTTGCTACAACTACAGGTGCACTCATAAACCCTAATGACATGCTACTACCAGATCCGCCCATTCCAGTTGCTTGCATAAGGGGACTAGGAAATATTTGTATCTGCCCTGCTAGCGGGTATATCTTCCACCACTCTGGCGGATAGTTAAATACATTGAAGTTATTCATCTGCAATTTAAACTTCAATACCTGTATGATCGGCTTCTTATATAAAGTTGTAAATGCATAAGAGTTGTATTCAGAGTCATAGTAGTCATGATGCTCTCTTGCAACTGCTCTTGGAAGAATAACTATGTCAAGAACATCCTCTGCCTTTTTAATAGCAGATTCTATAATATCCCAATACCACGAGTCTGGTAAAGGTTCCCCTGTCTCAGGGTCTTTAATTTCCATACCAACCATATACCCCTTAATTGCACTAGGAGTAAGTCCATACATATCAGGTGTAAAGCTATCTATCTTGTCTAGGTCTACTCTTTTAGGATTATTTTCACCATATGGGTAGCCATTTTGCATATCTTGGTCGTTCAATAAAATTCACCTACTTAGATGTACTCTTAGTACTTACCCTTCGCTTTCTAGTCTGCTTAGGTGCTTGCTTAGGGGCATCTTTCTTTGCATTGGCAACTACAGCTTCTTTACTTTCAGGCACCTTAGAAGACGATTTAGGGGCGCTAGTAGCTTTCTTAGGTTTACTACTTACCCGTGAAAATCCGCCAACTTGAATAAGCCGCTCTTCCTCAGCAGAAGTCAGCCCATCTACATAGCCATCTTTATCTACATCTATTTTACCAAATTCTGTAAACAAGCTCTTTGAACAAAACTTTTTATTGTATAACAAATTAATTCCCACTTTCGTTCTCTAATATAGACAATACCTACTATCACTATTATACCACAGTATTAAGGGCATAAAAAAATAGGGAAGTTATTCCCTATTCTTATTATTAAATATTAACGTTGTGGTGCAACATCATATGCGCCAACGTTATGCAACCGAACCCAACGCCGTGGAATGAACAGTGCCAAAGCACCGAACCACATGAATGCCCATGTGTTCATAGCAGTCAATGTTGCAAGATCCAGCCTTGAAATTGGGAGGAATTCATACAATGTAATAACTTCTGGTGACATATCGCCAACAAAGGCGTCAACCGTACCAGGGATTGTTTCGTCTGCATCGTTGAACGATACTTTACCACCATTTGCCAAATGTGCTGATACCTTACCAATTAATGAATAGCTACCACTAGCAGCTTCACGGTAAATTTCAACATACTCTACAGGGTTGCCATAAGTGTTCGGAAGAGAAACTTCCAAGTTAACAGTATCCGTTACCGCAGCAATTTTAGCATTAGCATCAACAATAGGAGACTTAGTCTGACCAGATACGGTACGAACCTTATAGTTCAGCTGACCAACATCTGAGTCAAGGAAATTGCCAAGCTTAGTTGTGCTTTCGGCAGTTGCTGTTACAACTGGGGCAACACCACTAACGTTATCGTCTTCTTCATCCAAAATGTTTGGAAGATCCATCAAGTTAGACCCGTTAAGATTAATTGGTCCTACAACAGACTGGAACCTAGGAGCATCAAAACCA